TCTATGATATTAGATATAGAGCAAAGAGAGAAGGTATTGAGGTAAAACAAGCATTCTCTTCATATAGTGGAAAGAGTGGAATGACTGGTCCTGAGATGAAAGCAGTTAAAGAAAAACTAGGACTTACTGAAGAAGTAGAACAAGTTGATGAATCGGACAAGTATAAAGTTCGTGTAAGAGATAAAGAGTCAGGAAAGACTTATGTAAGAAGTGCATCTAGAGAAAAGATCACTCAATTACGTTCCAACCCAAGCATCTCTTCTGTTGAGATGACTGGACATGGAAAGTCATATGATGATAATGAGAGGGGAGAATATAAGACCAAAGGAAAATTAGATCCTGTTGGTAAGGAAGATGGTGATGTTAATAATGATGGTAAGAAAAATAAAACAGATAAGTACCTGATGAAGCGTCGTAAGGCGATTGGTAAGTCAATCTCTTCTCGTAACGAGGAAGTTGATCAACTAACCAAAGAAGAAAGTGAAGTACCTTCAAGAGATCTGAAGGGTGCAGTTAAGAAAGCAACAAAGAGAATTGACTCTGATGTTGATGGCGATGTTGATGGTGATGACGTAAAAGAAAAGGGATATGGTGAGTATGTCCCATCTGCAGACGGAAAGAAAAAAGTTAGAACAAAGATAAAGAACGAAGGATTTTATTCTTGGAGAGATTCTCTCATTGAAGTTGCGGATGAACTGGATAACAGAAAGAAAATTAAAGAGAAGAAAATTCAAAATAAGATTGTTATCAACCCATCAATGAAGGAAGAGTCAGAAGAAGGTGGAGTTGTAATTCTTGAGAATCAAGAGTTTAGTGGAATATTTGATGATGTCATATCAGTTGATTACTATCATCTCTCCGAGGAACTGATGGAGTCCGTTCTTCATGAATTTTATGAAGAGATTGATGCTGAGGGATATGATCTTCTTGAGGTCCGTAAAGCAATTCTTGAGTCTATCAATATTGAAATGACTCTTATTGATGAAGCAACAGTAACTGTTGGTCATGATAGTAAGGATATTAAGAGATCCAAAATGGATAGAATGAAGTCCTTTGTCAAGAAGTCTTACCAGAAAGGAAAGGATGCTTATAACAGCGAAACTGGTCAAAGAGTAAGGAAGGATGTAAAGAAGGGTCTTTACAGAGTTGCTAAGAGGGTATCAAAATCTGCTGATAATATTGCTAATAGACTTGTCAGTGAGGACGATCAACCTAAAGCAAAAAAAGTTGATCCTACTACTCAACAGTCTTTGGTAAACAAAGAGAAGATGATGAAGAAGCAGCAGATGATTGATAAGCAAAGAATTCAGATGCAAAAGCAAGGTAAATTACCAGCTGGTCATGCATTTGAAGAAGTTCAAGAAGATGAAAAGTTGAATGAAAAGGCAGTATCTAGAGCACAACAAAAGTTCATGGGTATGGTCAGATCTTCTAAAAAAGAAGATGAGAAATAAATAATAAAGCATTATGCTTTAAGATCATGCTTTCAATTCTACTTCCATTAGCATCAAAAATCATCTCTGATGCTGTCGCTCGTATTCCTGAGAACGAAGAACTTGGCGAAAAACTAGTTGAAATTTGCCTTGTCATTCTCAAAAAAGCAGTAAAACTAACCAAGACTGACATGGACGACAAACTTCTTGCAGTTGTTGAGCAAGCAATAAATAAGCGTGAGAACGCATAAAAAATAAAAGGGGATGCAAGTCCCCTATTTTTATAAATATTCCTAGACATAAAATTAAGGGACAGAAAAAATGGCACTTTGGGGCAATTCAGATAACGTAACTTCTACTGGCACAGTATCGCTAACTTATGCGACAGGTGAAGTAGTTGGTTCCGGTACTTCATTTTCTACAGATTTGAAAGTTGGACAAGTAATTCGTTTTGGTACACGCGGTGGTGGAATTTATTTGGGTGATGCTGTAATTACTGGCATTACTAGTGAGGTTGTTCTTACTATTGGTTCTACTTCTGGTCTCAGTGGTGCAGCAATTGCATCTACTGATTTCACAGTCAGTGAGTGCCCTTCATACGCTGTCGGTGATGTCAAGTACACCGAGGCATCTGCAGGAACAGATGATTCCTTCATCTATGGTCTCTCAACTGCTGCCTCTGCGGACTACGGTGATGTTTCCACAGCGTATCGTATTGATGGTGAGGGTTGGGTAGGTGTTACAACTTATGTTGACACCCATGGAGAACTGAGAGTTAAGAAAGAAGTCCTGGTTGCAATGTCTGGTATTACAACAGGCAATCTCGTTTATCCCACTTCAGTTTGATTCTAAATAATAGCAAAAAGGTGTGATGAACTTTAGTGAATTAAATGATAAGAACTTTTTAATATTTGCAATTCAAAATTATGATAATCCTCAAGCAGTGTCAAAGGAGGATTTTGATCGTGATTTGAACCATTTTAAGTATATAAAAAGACTACTTAAAAAATATAAGAAGACTGGACAATTAAAAACACACCTTTTATTAAATCACTTTATTGTTGTATATAATGTTTTTGGTGAAGCAGCGACAGCGATGCTTTTCTATAAAACTGAAGTTGAACTTTGGGATGTTTTAAAGTCGTTTATTCTATTTTTAAATAGATTGCCTGAATACCCAAGGTCAGACTTACATGATATTAAACCAAGTATAGATTGTTTATCCGAATTACATAAAATCTACAATGGAAAAGGAAAAGATTGATAGAGTTATAGATGCATTCAGATCTGCAATGTATCAGGAGTTTTCTGTGTCTGAGGATGTTCCAACAAATAGTGCTTCTGGTGGTCAAGTAGCAGGTTTACCTCCTGATCAACCACCAGTAAAACTTGATGGTAGAAAGAAGTACGTTAAAAAGTACGTTGATCAACTGATGAGCAAGAGAAAGAAGAGAGAAGATGGAAAGAAGATGAGAAAGGTTATGAACTTTAATCCTTATTTTTCCGATGGAAGAAAATAGCAATAATTTGAAAGTAGCACTTTTGGATCAAAAAGTTACAGATTTTACTGTAGTGTTAAGTAAACTTGATGCTGCGATAGAAAAAATTAGTGAAGTAAATAATAATGTGTCTAGGATGCTTGCTGTCCATGAAGAAAGAATTACGAAACAGGAACAAGTGGACACCATATTATTTGACAAAATTGACAAACTCCGTGATAAAATGGACAGCGATAACAACATGGTCACTGCAAGAATACAATTACTTGAACGAAAGTTGTGGTCTGCCATCGCAATCCTCGGAGTAATTGTTGTGGGTACTAACCCAAATTCTTTGAACGTTATAAAACCCTTGATTTCTGAAGCTAGCAGTGGTACACTGGATGTAGTGGCGACTTTCGTTAATGGATCTAATTGACAGTAAGTACATAGGATTTGTATCTTCGCGTCTACAGAAATTCAAGAGAGTCAAGGCAGGTTTATATAACTTCCGCTGTCCGATTTGTGGGGACTCGCAAAAGAATAAAAACAAGGCAAGGGGATACATCTACCAGGTCAAGAATAATACTAACTTTAAGTGCCATAATTGCGGTGTTAGTATGTCGTTCAATAATCTTTTAAAGACACTAGACCCTGTTCTGCATAAGGGATATACTTTAGATAAATTTAAAGAAGGACATACTGGCAAGACATTTACTGTAGATGAACCTAAATTCGTTTTTGAAAAACCTGTATTTGCAACTAAAATTGTTCTCCCTTTATGCTCTGAGGTGAAAAGTGGTAGAACCTATCTGGAAGATCGTGGACTTAATCCAAGCAAATTCTATTTTGCAGAGAAGTTTAAAGAGTTTTGTAACTCGTATAAGAGAGTATTCTCGGACACTTCTAGTGAAGAGTCGCGGATTATAATTCCTTTGTTCCGGAACAAAAACTTAATTGGTTTTCAAGGAAGATCTATTGGGTATTCTTCCACTAAATATATCACCGTTATGATTGATGATGATGAACCAAAAATCTATGGACTTGATTCAATCAGAACAGATGATCCAGTCTACATTACAGAGGGACCTTTTGATAGCACGTTCATTCGCAATGCGATTGCTATGTGTGGAGCTGATGTTGATATCAGTGGTTGGGGGATTAGTGATCCTGTTTATGTGTATGATAATGAACCAAGAAACAAGGAAATCGTTGCCCGTATTGATAAGACCATACAGCGAGGAGATAAGATAGTAATCTGGCCATCATTCATTAAGGAAAAAGACATTAATGATATGGTTCTTTCTGGACATAACGTTCAAGACATAGTAGAATCTAATACCTACTTTGGTTTAGAGGCAAAAGTAAAATTTACTAATTGGAAAAAAATATGAGCAACGGCATCAAGGTTACGAAAAGAGATGGTAGGATTGAGTCTCTCAATCTTGAAAAAATGCACCTCATGGTAGATGAGGCATGTAAAGGTATTTCTGGAGTGTCTGCATCACAGATTGAGATTAACTCTGGAATACAATTTTATGATGGTATAACAACTGAAGAAATTCAGAATATTCTTATCAAGTCTGCGAGTGACTTAATTAATCTAGAGAATCCAAACTATCAATTTGCTTCTTCCAGACTTCTTTTGTTTGCTCTTCGTAAGCAATTCTATGGCAAGATGTGGGAGTTCCCTCATCTACACGAACATATTGTTAACTGTGTAAACCTTCGGGTTTACGACGCTGATATCTTCAATAAATATTCACTTGAGGAAATTGATAAGGCGAACGGATGGGTTGACCATGATCGTGATATGCTCTTCACCTATGCTGGTCTTCGTCAGGTAGTTGATAAGTACCTGGTTCAGGATCGTTCGTCTGGTAGGGTGTATGAAACACCACAGTTTATGTACATAATGATTGCTCTGACAATCTTTGCAGAGTATTCTAAAGACATTAGAATGTCTTACGTCAAGAGGTATTATGACGCAATCTCCAAACACAAAATCAACATCCCAACGCCAATCATGGCGGGAGTCAGAACACCACTTCGTCAATTTGCATCTTGTGTTCTCGTTGATGTTGATGACACCCTCGATAGTATCTTTAGCAGTGATATGGCTATTGGCAGATATGTCGCACAGAGGGCTGGCATCGGTATCAACGCAGGCAGAATCCGTGGTATCAACGCTAAGATCAGAGGTGGAGAGGTACAACACACAGGCGTGGTCCCCTTCCTTAAAAAGTTTGAAGCAACTGTCAGATGCTGTACACAGAACGGCATCAGAGGTGGTTCTGCTACAGTTCACTTTCCTATCTGGCACCAAGAAATAGAGGATATCATTGTACTTAAGAACAATAAGGGGACAGAAGATAATCGCGTAAGAAAACTTGATTACTCTATCCAAATCTCGAAAATCTTTTACGAAAGGTTTATTCAAAACAAAGAGATCTCGCTCTTCAGCCCTCACGATGTTCCAGGTCTGTATGATGCTTTTGGGACTCCTGACTTTGACGACTTATATGTTCATTACGAGAGATCTCAAGATGTTCCAAGAAAAACTATCAGTGCTCAAGATCTGATCATTGATATTCTGAAAGAGCGTGCAGAGACCGGTCGTCTGTATATCATGAACATTGATCATTGCAACTCACATTCTTCCTTTAAAGATAAGATTGAGATGAGCAACCTGTGCCAAGAGATCACTCTTCCAACCTTCCCTCTTAATCATATTGATGATGAGTGTGGTGAGATTGCGCTTTGCATTCTTTCTGCTATTAATGTAGGTAAGGTTAAGACTGATGATGAACTAGAGAACCTTTGTGATCTATCTGTCCGTAGTCTTGAAGAGTTGATTGATTATCAGAAGTATCCTATCAAGGCAGCAGAGATCTCTACAAGGGCACGTAGATCGCTTGGAATTGGTTTTATTGGACTTGCACATTATCTTGCTAAGTTGGGTTATAATTACGACTCTCAGGAGGCATGGGATGCAGTTCATGGACTCTCTGAATCTTTTCAGTATTATCTACTGAAAGCATCTAATGAGATCGCCAAAGAAAAAGGTTGGTGTGAAAACTTTGGTCGCACAAAGTATGCAGATGGAGTTTTGCCAATTGATACATACAAGAGGGATGTTGATGAAATTTCATCACAGGAGTTACAGCATGATTGGGATTCTCTTAGGTCATCTATCGCTGAGTTCGGATTACGACACAGCACATTGTCCGCACAAATGCCATCGGAAAGCAGTTCCGTTGTGTCAAACGCAACTAATGGAATTGAACCACCTCGGGACTTCTTGTCCATTAAAAAGTCCAAAAAAGGACCTCTTAAGCAGATTGTTCCTCAGTACAATACATTGAAGAACAACTATACTCTGCTGTGGGAGATGAAGAGTAACACTGGTTATATTAATATAGTCTCTGTGATGCAGAAGTTCTTTGACCAAGCAATTTCTGGTAACTGGAGTTATAATCCAGAAAATTATGAAGACAATGAAGTACCGGTATCAGTCATGGCAAATGACTTTTTGACTACATACAAATACGGATGGAAGACATCCTATTATCAAAATACATACGATAACAAAACCGATGAAATTGAAGATCGTAAAGATGTTCAAAAATCGGAATTAGATAATATAATCTCAGAATTATCACAAGTAGAGGAGGGAGAGTGTGAATCCTGTGCAGTTTAAAGTCTCACATAATGATGATAAAGTTGAAAAAAAAGTAAAAAGAATGACGGTATTCAATACCGAGGCTCATGATTATAAAAAACAACCGATGTTTTTTGGTAAACCGCTAGGAATTCAAAGGTACGACTCATATAAGTATCCTATTTTTGAGAAACTTACAACTCAACAACTAGGATACTTTTGGAGACCAGAAGAAGTTTCATTGCAGAAAGATCGTGGAGATTATCAAACACTTCGCCCAGAACAAAAGCATATCTATACAAGCAACCTCAAGTATCAGATTATGCTTGACTCCGTACAAGGGCGTGGTCCTGGGATGGCTTTTATACCTTATTGCAGTCTACCCGAACTAGAGGCATGTATGGAAGTCTGGGGATTCATGGAGATGATCCATAGTCGCTCTTACACATACATTATCAAGAATATATACCCTGATCCAAGCGAAGTCCTAGATAAAATTGTTACTGATGAACGTATTCTAGAACGTGCTTCTAGTGTTACAGAATCTTACGATAATTTTATCCAAGCAGCACAACAGTATGGAAACACTAATGATTGGATTCATGCTCAAAATGGTGCTGGGACATTTAAAGAACAACGTTATGAACTCAAGAGAAGTCTCTATAGAGCAGTCGCTAATGTTAACATCCTGGAGGGAATTAGATTCTATGTCTCCTTCGCATGTTCGTTTGCATTTGGAGAACTTAAGCTCATGGAAGGATCGGCTAAAATCATCAGCCTTATCGCCAGGGACGAGAATCAGCATCTAGCAATCACTCAGAATATCTTGAATAAGTGGAGGTCTGGTGATGATCCGGACATGAAGGAGATTGCTAGTGAGGAGCAAGAGTGGACTTATGCAATGTTTGATCGCGCAGTCAATGAAGAGAAGCGTTGGGCAGAGTATCTGTTCAAAGATGGATCTATGATTGGTTTGAATGATAAACTACTGCAACAGTATGTTGAGTGGGTTGCAAATCGTAGACTTAAGTCTATTGGTATGAAACCTGTGTATGATATTTCTGCAAAGAATAATCCATTGCCATGGACAGAGCATTGGATCTCATCTAAAGGTCTACAGGTTGCTCCTCAGGAAACTGAAGTTGAGTCTTACATCGTTGGTGGAATCAAACAGGACGTTAAGAAGGATACATTCAGCGGATTCAAACTCTGAGACCGCTTCAAGCACATTACTCAAGAGTCGGGGGGTTTACCTCCGACTCTTTTTTTATGCTCTCTCAGGGGCACTCAGGAGCGTCTGAGAGGAGTTGTATGAGGTCTGATGACGGGTGCTTGACACATGGGAAAACTGCGATTAGAGTATCTTTGTTAAGGTTGATAGGATAAATATATGGAGTAGCTTAAATGATTGCATAGAATGATTGATTATGAAAATCCGTGGATATTTGAGGGATCACCTTTTATATCTGAGAACATTAATGATATGTACGGTTTTGTCTATAGGATTACCAATTTGCAATCAAGTAAACAATATATTGGTAGAAAATACTTCTGGCAGAAAAGAAAACCCAGAGGAGGTAAACGTAGAGTCACTTCAGAAAGTGACTGGAAACGGTATTATGGGTCATGTCCAGAACTCAAGGATGACATTAAGATCTTTGGAAAAAATTCTTTTGGTAGAGAAATGTTATCAGTGCATCTTACTCCAGGAAAAGTAAATTTTGAAGAGACCCGACAGTTGTTTATAAATAACGTACTGACTGAAGCACTTGACAATGGAACGCCTGCGTACTACAATTCAAACATTCTCGGACGTTATTACAGGAAAGACTATTTTCATGTTTAAACTTGGTATTACTGCTGCTATAGTTGCTGCGGGACTTGCAAGTCCACAAATTCCTCAGGTAAAAGTTTCTGAGACTCAACCTCTTTTTGCAGTTGATTATGATGACTCAAGTTGGAAGTGTCCTGGGTGTAGTGATAATGAAAAATATATCTTAAAACAGATACAAGAAACAACTCGTATTACAGATAGAAATGCTCTGGCAACAATTTTGGGTAACATTAAACAGGAAAGCAAGTTCATTCCCAACATATGCGAGGGAGGGGCTAGAGTTTCTTACGACGCTTGCTATAGTGGGGGTTATGGTCTTATTCAGTGGACCTCAATAAATCGGTATAATAACCTTGGTAAATTCTGCGATAAGTACAGTTGCGATCCAAGTAGTCTAGAAGGACAGACTCGTTATATGATTAACGAAAGCGTCTTTCAACGTGTCCTCCCTGAGTTTGAAGGTCATGGAGACAGTATTCCTCAGTATATGACACATGCATACTATTGGTTAGGGTGGGGGATTAAAGGTAACCGTGAGGTTTATGCCTATGATTATGTTAAAAAACTTACTCGTACTGAAACCGTACAATGATGAATACACTTAATAATATTCTCATAGAGTCTAGTTCCACTAAAAAAATTATAGAAGAAGATATGGTTCCTTATACTGGAATTCCTGCACCAGTATATCTAGAAGATGATGATTGGTTTGGTCCTGCTCCGGCAAGAAGTAAAAATCAATTAGATTATATGGTCCAAGAGATGGAGATTAAGCGTCAAGAACGAGAAGAAAATTTCTTTAATGAATCAGATGACATTCATCAAAGAATGTATGAGATCTCAACTCAAGGTGTAGCAACAACTATTCAATTAAATCCAATCGGTGGATCAGAAAACTTCCAAGATAGTAGTTGGATGTCTAACAAACTTAGTTGACAAAAAATTTTAAACACTCTATACTGTAAGGGTGATCTAGAAATCACTGCTGTAACTCCCTTGGTAGTTTAGAGTTAGAGGCGATAGGAACTACCATCAATGACTCGTTAGCTCAGCTGGATAGAGCAACTGCCTTCTAAGCAGTCGGTCGTAGGTTCAAATCCTACACGAGTCGTTCTAAATATAAGAGTGATGAATGTTTTATGGAAAAAATAGAACCTCACTCAACAGTCTTAGTTCTAAACAGTTCTTACGAACCATTACACTTTACAAATTGGAAACGTGCCATCATCCTTTTGTTTAAGGAAAAGGCAAAAATAATTTCAAAACGGGTTATTCGTTTAGTTAATTACGTTAAGATATCATTTCAAAAAACTAGACTTAAGAATCCTTCTAGGTCAATGGTATACAAGAGAGATGGTTATCAATGTCAATACTGTAGATCATGCAAAAATCTTACTATTGATCATATAATACCTCGTAGTAGAGGTGGGAAAGATACTTGGGAGAACTTAGTTGCCTGCTGTTCATCTTGTAATATTAAGAAGGGTAGTAAGTATCTTCATGAAACAAGTATGAAGTTGCTTAGAAAACCTATTACACCTATCAGCAAAGTTATTTTGGATCTGCAGATATCAAAAGTTGATGAATGGAAAGAGTTCATCTTTGAATAAATATTTCACACCATAAGTTTTATCATGGCAATAAGCACAGATACTTCAGTTTACGTTGCAGGTATAACTACATATACTATTGATTCAATAAATGAAGATGAATATGTAGTCTCATATCCAGTTGGAGTTGGGGCGACCTTTACTAGATCTATCAATAGAAGTAATGATCCTGTAGAGATGGATCGTATACTAGATGCACACCTATTTGCTGTCAACAATAAAGCTCATGTAGGTGCTATATCCACTTTACCTATCACAAGAAATGATGATGTGTGATAAATAACTACAATTATTACTAGATTATGACTACATCAAGAAGAGATACACGACGTAATCGGGACGCCGAGAAAACATTTTTCTTATATGTGTTCTTCTATCATATGTGGAGTGGTATCATAGGATTTTTCAAAGACTAGGGGTTGACAGGCTACCACGCTTACCCTATAATTACTGCATTAGGAACTTGAGACGTTCCAACCAAAGGTGCCACCCAGAATGATGGATGGAGTCAGCTCCCTTTGGATATTTGCGGAGGACCTGCGTCTTACTCCATTACAAACTGTCAGTATGTTAGGGTTTAAAAAATGCCCCATAGCAAGCATACTGATAAGTGTAATGTTATTCCTCTATAGCTCAGTTGGTAGAGCGCGGAACTGTTAATTCTGTTGTCCCTGGTTCGAGTCCAGGTGGAGGAGTTACCAAACTTATATTATGGTAAGAAAAAAACAACCAAAGAAACTCACCGAAGAACAACTCTTTCCTTATAAAGGTGCGTGGCCACTCCGTCTAGAACACCCTGATGGATCTGATACAAAAGTCTGTTGGTTTAAATGTGAATGGGATCTTGACAAATACATAGTCAGGTACGGCATTAAAAGACGCAGCAAATTTGTAAAGATAAACAAATTACGAGGTTCTTAAATGGGGATGTTTGATACAATATATTCATCATATTCATTTGACAATGAGTTTGTAAAACAACCGTTGCAAACAAAAGATCTTGAATGTATAATGTGTGAGTATTGGATCAACCCTAATGGGGAGTTATTTCTTATCTCATATGTTGGAACACAGGATTTTGTTTCAGCAGCACATGAGAATAAATTGCCATTAATTAATTGGAAACCTAATGGCAATCATGGAAAAATAACTCCAGTCTATCCTAGAACTACCATAAGAACTTGTTCAAGAAATGTAGAGGGTAAAGACCTTTACATCTATTTCAAGTATGGTATAATTCAAGAGTATTGGACTAAAGAGTATTCACATTGAACTAAGTACTATGTTATGAACTATAAACCTTACAGTCCTGAGTGGCACAGATATCGCTATCTTAAAGAAGCAATCTATAAATACCTTGACGACTATGTGGATCCTGTTATTGTTATAGACGATATTCGTGATATTCTTCATGATCGTTCTGAGGCAGCACATCAGGAATTCACTAGAATCAATCAACTAGAGAACTATCTATCAGAAGATTAATATGCTATCTACCAAGTATAGACTCCGTTTAGAGTTCATCTGTAAGAAGATCGCAAACAAAGAAGAAGTCCAATTAGAAGATATGATTTGGGCGGAGAAACTTGCCAAATCTCATACACTTGCTAGAGACTGGTTGCAAAAAGCACGTCGTCAAGCATCTCAGGATATTGAGGAAGGCAGTACTGACGATTTTCTGAATAGGATGGGTTTAGGAGACCCCGACCCATCCAATCATAAAACGGGGTTTAGTAGTGCTGATGATATTAAGGATTGGTTTATGAGAGACAAACCTGATGACTGGAGACAACGTGACTGAACTTTTAGATCATTATCGTTCTTTGTATGGAGAATGTTCATTTGAGACTGATTACTATTTTGATTTGTATGAACGGTATGTTGACTCGTATGATGAGGATACAATTGATGAATTCTTAGATCATATGAAAACCATATGTGCGGAAGATTCATATGATGCTGCATTTGGTGATCTTGCCAACTGTTTTGATCTTGCAATTATTGATGAGATTAATGAGGTGAATCTAGAAGAACTTGAATGTGATTATTTTATTTGTGGTAAGTATGTATTTAATCCTTATTGGGAGAACTCATGACTGTATTTTCTGAAATTGATTCAAAGGAGTATGATCTCATCTCCGCTGCAACATGGTATAGATTAGAACATATGTCTGATGCAGAAAAGAATGAAATTCTATTTGAACATCTCACTGAAGAATATGAAAAGATCAGTATCTTTCATGAGATTGTGAATAGTATTATTTCTGATGTTGGAGAGAATGAGTTTGAAGAAGTTGCTGAAGAAGCATCATGTGATAAACAAGAAACTGATCTTCTCATTTATCTAACTGATCTACAAACATTCAAAGAGAATCATAACTGGATCATTGACGATATCTTTGATGCAGCAACAGAAAATTTACCATTAGATAAGTTTCAAAAGTATTATGATGACTATCAAGGATATTCATCAACGTATTCTAATGGTGCAGTAAATGTATTTCTTCAACACTTCCCAGTTGACCAACTAGTTTACTTTGATTCATACTACCAAGGATTATATGGTGATCTAAATGAGTTCTATGCCGAGATGGAAGAGTTCAAACAAGATCCAGTATTCCAATGTGATTATGAAAAGAGTGATTATGTAATGTATGATGAGTATGTTTTTGATAAGAATGCAATCAAGGAAGGTCCTTATGTCTAAAAGATGACTAAAGATAACATGACTGATTATGTTTGTGTCCCCATGTGGGATCCCATTTACGAGATGATGCGCTATCATTGGGTACATAAGTCAGAAAAGGATCCTGTGCAATTTGTGAAAAATCTCAACCCAGAGCAAGAAGTGCTATGAGTAGCAAGATGATGTTCTTGGTTGATGCTGGCAACGGCAGATGTATCAGTCACGATGGATACATTCAACT